GAATTTTTCGATTGGCTGGAAGGCGCACCTCCATATGTGCGCAATGCTGCTCTCAAAAACGGGGAGAACATAGTCGATGGCGTTGAAGTCGTCGGCCTTGTTCAGCAGTACAAAGATTCTCCTGTGTATACCGACGCCCACAAAGGTAAGCCTGGGCTTTCAAAAAACAGACAAGCGCGATTGGATTCCGCACCCGCAGTAGATGGTGGTGGAGCCGGGGCCTCGTCTGGGCCAGGAAACGATTTTGAGCAAGCCTTCGCGTTCCACGCGAAAAAAGCTGAAAAGGAAATGGCCGCCGAAGCCCGTAATCGATAACCGAGAGTCAGCGCAGTGATGCGCCGACGCTCCTTTTGAAGGAAAAAAGATAATGGTTGACGGTACAACCACATATGGCGACATCAGCCAGCGTACAGCCGCTTGGGCGGCCACTACGATGCTGCGCCACGCGATCCCGACGATTGTTCTCGGGAAATTTGGGGCGATGAAGGAAATGCCTCGGAACAAGGCCAATACGGTCAAGTTCCGGCGCCCAATTCCTTTCTCCGCCGCGACCGTGCCACTGCAAGAAGGCGTCACTCCCACAGCCCAAAAAATGCTGTACGAGGACGTTCAAGCGACCATGCAGCAGTACGGTCGTCCTATCGAAATCACCGATGTGGTGATGGACTTATCTGAGGATCCGGTTCTGCGCGATGCCAGCGAACTTGCTGGCGAACAGGCCGCCCTCACCGTGGAAATGGTGACATATGGCGTAGTGAAAGCGGGTACCACCGTTTTCTATGCCAACGGCACCGCACGAACCTCGGTCAACACTGTAGTCTCGCTGAACAAGCAGCGCGCGGTGACACGCTCTCTGAAAAACCAGGGCGCACTCAAAATCACCAAAATGCTTTCCTCGTCCCCGAATTACGGGACGCAGGGCATCGAGGCCGGTTACATCGCCGTCGCTCATACCGATTGCGAAAGTGACATCAGGCAACTGCCTGGATTCATTCCGTGCGCCAAATACGGTTCGCGGACAATGTTGTGCGCCGAAGAAATCGGCTCTGTCGAAGAATGTCGCTACGTTTTATCGCGGCACCTTTCGGCTTGGGCGGATGGTGGCGCGACCACTTCCACGATGGTGACGACTTCCGGCACTTCCGCCGATGTCTACCCCATCCTCTACTTCGCGCGCGAAGCATACGGGTTGGTTCCCTTGAAGGGCGCCCAAGCGATCACCCCCATGGTGGTCAACCGCAAGCCTTCGCACTCCGATCCGATGGCCCAGCGCGGCTACGTTTCGTGGAAAACGTACTTCACTTGTGTGCGTTTGAACGAAACTTGGATGGCTCGTTTGGAAGTCGCTGTCACAGACCTCTAAGCGAATTTGACTGAAACGCGGGGGCGAGTCCGGTACTCCGGGCCCCCCGCAACTGAGGACTAAAATTATGATCCGTGCAGGATTTATCCACGGGACAGGAGCCGCCATCAACTGCGAACTCGGCTGGATTCCTGACTGGGTTCGGTTGGTCAATCTGACTGACGGCGATGACATCTGGGAAAACTTCCTGGGTCATGTGATCGTTTTCACATCAGGAGGAACAACTGAAATCAAAAAGGGTCAGACCATCACCGGCCTGACCAACACCAGCACCACGGGTGTTCTCCGTGAAGTCATCCTCGATAGCGGTACCTGGGCCGGTGGCGATGCCGCTGGTTGGTTCATTATGGGTGCCGACGACGAGAATGGCGCGTTTGGTTCGGAAAATGTGGAGGTCGCCGGGTCTGGCAACCTTGCCACGGTTGCCCTCCAAAACGAGGACGGTATCGACATTGACACCGAAGTCGCCGCGACCACCACGGATGCCACCGGCATCCAAAGCTACAGCGGTGATGCAGCCAACAACTACGCCAAAGGCTTCACGGTCGGTTCGACCGTGAGTGAGAACGGCAAGTTGTTTGGTTTCCTCGCCGTGCGCAACGGGCCGGGTGAAAGCCAGCCTGTTCGCGTTGCTGGAAGCACCCAGGCCGAAGCGGTCTGGTAATCGAGTTGGGGTTTGGGCCACTGGACCCCACACGGCGCGGATGGAGGGGAGTTTGACTTCCTTCTTCTCTCCATCCCGCCACCCTTTCCCTGCTGGGAGCAATTAGGAGAACGGTTATGACCATCAGTGTAATTACCCCGACAATCGCAAAGCAAATTGCTGGCCAAGCTGCCCGTGGAGACAGCTATGCCCTGGAAACACTTCTTCGGCGCATGGCCGTCGGAGAGCCCTATCAAACGTATGCCGGTTCGCCTGTTGGCAACGTGACGCCGGAAGCTATTGGTGATTGGTGCTTCGACAGCACAAATCTCGCTTGGTATCGGGCCACCGCTCTGACCACAGCCGATTGGGTTGCTCTTGGCGATCCCGACCTGGACCTTGGCGAACTGCGCCAGTTGAATACGGCAACAATCGCCGCAGCCGGTTCCAGTGCCTCGGACGCCACCGCTATCACCGAGGATGGCACCTATTACGCCACCGCGGCTGATGGCACCAAGGGCGTAGCCCTTCCAGCCGCCGCTGCGGGCACCATCATTCGTATCGTGAACACGGTGCGGACTTCGCCGCTGTTTGTTTATCCGGTAAATGGCGGCAATGACAACATCAACGACGAGGCCGAGGATGCCGCAGTCAAAGTGAAGGCTGGCTCCTACGCCGTGTTCATCTGCATTTCCGCCACACTATGGATTTGCGATCCGGCAGCCCTGGTAGGCGGCTCACGGAATCCATCAGGTACCGATCCGACCGCAAAGGCCATTTGGTTTGATGACTTTTTCGGTGATCTACTCAGCGACGAACTGCTTGCTGGCGTGGGCTCTGGAACGGGCAATGCCGTCGCCCTCTCCATCGGAGAGAATGGCCGCGCTGAAATTAAAACAGCCAGCGATGACGGTGCCATCACAGCCAACGGCTCAAGCCTCGGCCTTGGCGCGCTGAACTGGCAAGCCAACGCTGGCGGTCTCGTTATGGAGGCCCGTCTGCAAATCGACACCATCACCGCCGTAATGCTGTTCGTTGGCTTTACGGATGTTTTGCCCTCCACGATTGAGGCGCCAATTTTCCTGGTGGCTGGTGACATCGACTCTGACGCCGCAAATGCTTGTGGTGTGGGCTTCGATACCGACGGATCCACGGATCAATGGTTCCATGGTGGGGTTAAAGCCAACACCGACACCACTCCCGCTTATTCCGGCGCGGCACCGTCGGCCACCACATACTACACGGTGCGAGTTGAGGTCAGTGCCGCTGGTGCTGTCCGAGGCTTTATTGATGGCGTGGCAATCGGAGCGGCAGTGGCCGCTGCTGTCACCGTCACCACACCCTTGTGTCCGATCATCTTTGTTGCCAATCGCAGCGCGTCTGTTCGGAATGTGTTGGTTGACTATATGCGGGTCGAACAGGACCGCGGCTAATCGGGTATCGCCCCCTTCGGGGGGCGGTTACTCCATCCATGGAGGTTTAGATGCACCGTCGATTTCAAAAAGTTTATGGCGGCTTTACCCGGCCAGCCGACACCACCAATTACGGGGCCCTCGACGCAATGGGGCAGGGCGCGGGGGATTGTATTATCTCATTTCCAATCAGCCCCGCTGGCGCCGATTTGTCAGGTCGGGTATCCGGCAAGGTCGTATCCGCTCACCTAACCAAGAGTGATACCGGGGTCACGAACGATACATTCCGGCTTCACTTGTGGGCTGGCGTTCCGAGTGTGGATCCTGACGAAAACGCCGCCGTGGCCACAAGCTGGTTCAAAGAGGCCGACCAAAAACTTTGGATTGGCCAGATGGACTTCGAGACTGCCGAGGTTGGCGCCGACGCCGTTCTTTATCAGGCGCAGGATTTTCTTCCTGCCGCTGATGGGCTGCATTTCGAGATTAACAAGAAATCGGAAGGCCCTGCGATCTATGGGCTACTGGCAGCGATTGGCACATACAATCCGGCCAGCGCCGAGGTCTTTAACATCATGCTGAATATTGAGTAGTAAGCCGCCTGGGGCGACGGCTGAACCCGCGCAGTGATGCGCCGGTAATCCCTTAGATGGAAGCCCCACCGGGCCGCGTGAAAACGCCGCCACACAAAAGGAGAGCGATGTGAGAATCCAAAAGCTGCCTTTGGCAGATGCCACAACCGACCAGTTGCTTGGTTTCGCCGCCAGCAATCTTGGTATTTTTCTTCCCAAGCACACGAAGGTCGAAACGGTGATGTCCAAAATCACCCAGGCCTGGGAGAACGATTACATCCTGGTCATGGTCGAGGATGATGGGTTAGGCCCCATGGCGGGCAAGGACGGCCCCAACGAGGGCCCTACCGAGCCTTCCCCAGCGCCCGTGCAGCCAGCGCCCGCGCAAGCGCCTGAGCCGGTTGGGGTCGCTGCGCCAGCGCAGCCGATCCGTCGATCCATGAAGCCGGAATCGAGCAAGATGGATCCAAATGTTTTGCTTACAATTCACGAAGCGCCCGGGAAGGGCGGAAAGCGCGCAGTGCCAGTCTCAGTCAATGGCAGCACAATGTTGATCGAGCGTGGCAAACAGTCCGAGGTTCCTTGGCGGTTCTTCCTGGCCCTTGAAAATGCGGTGCAGGAACTTTTTGAGGAAGATGACGAAAACGAGGAATTGGTAGGCAGGGACGTTCCTTCCTATCCGTACACCGTTCATCGCACACCCTCGGGCGAGGAAATTGATGCCTGGAACAAGCGTGACCAGGAGCGCGCCAATGTAGAGGCTATGATGCAGAGCGAAGCGGACGAGCGCCATCACCAAACCATCGCGGCGAGGCACTAAGTGTCCACCTTCCTCCAACTTTGCCAAAATGTCGCCCGGGAAAGCGGCACGATTACTGGCACCCAGCCAGCAGCCGTGACCGGCCAGACCGGGCGGTTGGCGAAGGTCATCAATATGGTCGCCCAGGCGTGGATAGATATTCAGAACGTCCACGACAACTGGCTTTGGATGCGAACCGAGTTTGACGATACTGCCATCACCCAATCGACCGGCCAGTACACCGCAGACTCTTGGAGTCTCAGTGACGTAGGTGAGTGGATCACCACCCCCAAAAGCGTGTGGATCCACCTGACCTCTGGCGGCGTGGGAAATGAATCAGAACTCAAGTGGATCGAGTGGGATCTGTACCGGCAAAAATATCTCAAGGGGACGCAGACCGAAAATAGGCCGATAGAGTTTTCAATTTCCCCAGCGCAAGAGTTTTGCTTTGGCCCCGTCCCTGATGCCACTTACGCGGTCAGCGGGGAATATTACGCCACACCGCAAGCTCTTGCGGCCAATGGCGATGTTCCAAACTGCCCAGCCCGGTTTCACAATCTCATTGTGTGGAAGGCGATGCTGCTGCTGCACGAACATGACGAAGCGGTTATTCGCATCGCTGAGGCCATGCGGCATTACCCGACGGAACTCTCTGTTCTTGAGCGTTCGCAGCTACCGAAAATGTTCATCGGGGAAGGGGCTATCGTCGCATGAACCAGCGCACCACATATGTGCCGGTCAAGGGCGGGATGGACCTCGTTACCCCTGCTATTGCGATCAACGCCGGGAAGGTTCTCTCTGCGCTCAATTATATGCCCACCGACCGTGGGTACCAGCGCATCGACGGGCACGAACGGTTTGATGGGAGGCCAAAGCCGTCAGATGCCAGCTATTGGGTTCTGAATTTTGATGCCGGGAGTGCGGCAATCTCCGCGGGAAACATCGTTACGGATGGAACTTCCGGCGCGACCGGGGAGGCCTTGATAGACGCCGTGGTGTCCACTGGCACATACGGCGGAAACAATGCCGCAGGATACCTCATTCTTGTGAATTTGGTTGGCACCTTTGGGGACGGCAACGACCTTGAGGTTTCAGCCGCAAAAAAATCAGAGGCCAACGGTACGACAACGAATCGCGGGGCCACCAATGACACCAACGATGATCTTTGGCTGCAAGATGCCATAGAGACAACCCGCGCAGACATTGGCACCGTCACCGGGTCAGGCATCATGCGCGGCATCTGGTATTACAACGGCGCGGCCTATGCCTTCCGCGACAACGCGGGCGCGTCCGCCGTGGATATGTATAAGTCCACGACCGCTGGCTGGGTCAAACAATCGCTCGGATTCAAACTAGCCTTCACCAGTGGAGGCACCTATGTGGTCGCCATTGGCGACACGATCACCGGCAACACATCGTCGAGAACAGCGACCGTCACTGGCGTCACCATCCACACAGGAACGCTGGCCGCTGGCGATGCCACGGGCTACATCACCTATCTGACTTCCTCTGGCGCTTTCCAATCTGAGACCCTTAATGTCGGCGGCAACGTCAATGTGGCAACCATCGCGGCGAATGGTGTGGCCATCACTTTCGCGGTGGCTGGCAAGCACCGCTTCCGCAATAAGAATTTTGTCGGCGCCACTAATCAAAAGCGGATGTATGGCGTCGATGGCGTCAGCGAGGGGTATCAGTGGGATGGCACCACCTTGGTGCCCATCAAAACCGGCATGACTACCGACACGCCGAAGCATATTGCGGCATACAAAAACCATCTGTTCTACAGCTTCGCTGGCGGATCCGTGCAGCACTCAGGGATTGGAGACCCCTACGCTTGGTCTGTGGTTCTCGGTGCCGGGGAAATCGGCCTGGGCGATGAAGTCACCGGGATGCTGGAAGATGTTTCTGGTGTGATGACGCTTTATACTCGCAACAGCGTCAGCAATTTGTACGGCAACGCCTCCCTGGATTGGGACTTGCGCAGCATTTCGGATGACGCCGGGTGTATTGAGGATTCCGCCCAAAAGATTGGCTCCCCGATTTACATGGACGACCGGGGGCTTCGGGATCAGCGGACCACGCAGAAATATGGCGACTTTCTGATTGGCACAATTTCCCAGATGATTTCGCCTTTATTGGAAGCCAAGAAAAAGGCGGGGGTCACAGTCACAGCCAGTGTCCGGGTTCGCCAGAAAGACCAATACCGTATTTTTTTCTCGGATATGTCAGGCCTTTGTGTCTACTTCGGGCGCGGCCACGCCGAGATTCTGCCGTTCAATCTTGGCCTTGTGATTCACACGGTTTGCTCGGCCGAGGATTCCAGCGGAAATGAGATTCTTCTGGCTGGCTCCACGGACGGCTACATTTACGAACTGGACGCGGGCACATCTTTCGACGGCTCTGAAGTCGAAGCCTGGATTCGCTTCCCCTTCAATCACATTGGAACACCGACGCAGAACAAACGGTTCCACCGCCTGTCGATGGAAATGGATGCTGGTGATGGCGTTTCCCTCAGCACGGTTGCGGAGTTCGATTACGCCGGGGAGTACCAGCCCGCCGCGCACGAACTCGACTTCACTGTAGTGGGTGGCGGTGGCTTCTGGGACGAGGACAACTGGGAAGCATTTAATTGGGATTCAGCGGTGCATGGAGTGGCCGACGTTCACCTTGATGGTCAGGGTGTGAACATGAGCGTGGCGATTATTTCTCTCGCCACATACGAGGAACCTCACACTCTCCACGGCATGACCATTCATTACAGTTATAGGGGGCTCAAGCGTTAAATGGCCTATTACACGCCCACTTCGGTCACACGAAACACCAAGGCCCGCTCTGCCGACATAAACACAGAGTTGACGGCCATCCAGGCTGGTTTTGCTCTCCTGCCCACAGAGGCCGAACTAAAGCGCGGAACCTCCGACTGGGGCACCGACACTGGTGGCGCCAATGCTTACGTTGTGGCCTTGCCGTATACCCCGAGCGGATTTGTAGACGGCCTCAAGGTTTGGTTTGAGCCCGACAACGCGGCCACCGGCGCGGCGACGATCAACCTCAATAGCTTAGGGGTTAAGGGGTTAAAGCAGTGGGACGGCACAGCCATTGAGGATGGGGATATGCCCGCCTCTATCCCCACGGGCTTCCGGTACAGCGCGTCCCAATCTGCTTTCATCCAGATTTCCACGACCGGGACCGTTGCCACTGCGGCGGCCGCATCAGCCACCGCCGCAACCGCCAGCCAAACGGCTTCCGCTGCCAGCGCCACGGCGGCTGCGTCCTCGGCATCATCTGCATCATCGTCGGCTTCTGCGGCCTCAACTTCGGCTAGTAATGCCTCCACTTCGGAAAGCAACGCCTCGTCGTCTAGGTCGGCGGCCGCTTCATCCGCCTCAGCGGCAAGCACCGACGCTTCCACCGCCACCACAAAGGCTGCCACAGCCACCACCCAAGCGTCCAACGCTTCGACCTCTGCCACGGCGGCGGCGGCCGACGTTGTTTCGACCAACGCCGACGTTGTTTCGACCAACGCCGATGTTGTTACAACCAACGCTAAAGTCGTTCTAACAAACGCCGATGTTGTGTCGTGTGCAGCCCTCTTGGACTCCTTTGATGATCGTTACCTCGGCGCCAAATCTTCGGATCCCTCAGTAGACAACGATGGCAACGCCCTTGCTGCTGGGGCGCAATATTTTAACACCACAACAGATGTGATTATGGTCTACAGCGGGTCAGCCTGGGCGTCCACAGGCGCAGCCCCCTCGACTTTCATGGTAACTGTGCTGGATGACGCGAACGCCGCTGCTGCGCGCACCACGTTGGCGGCATACGGTTCCGGCGACAGCCCCTCGTTCGCTAACGCCACGCTGACCGGGTCTTTCTATAAATCCGTCACCAATTCCATCACGGCTGGCGCAACGCAAACACAAGCTGGGGCAACCGCACTAACCAAAGACATCAATCGTATTACGGTTTCAGCAACGAACGGTAACGGCGTTAAGCTACCAACAGCAGTCGCTGGTGCAAAAGTTGAAATCATCAATGATGACTCGGCTGAGACAATCCAGATTTGGCCCGCTACTGGTGATGCGATTGACGGTGGTAGTGCGAACGCGGTCGATGCAAAT